CGCCGAGATTGTCAACCAGATAATTAAAAATAATCAGGCACTTGAGGTTATTTTTATGGCGCTAAGACTAGACAAATACGTATTATTACAGATAATTACATAAGGTTTCCAGCCGACCTTAACGACTGAGACAAAGAACGGAGTTTTTTTATGGAAGAAGAGCAACAATCGACGCCCCCCGAGGTTGAAGAAGTCGCGCAACAAGAGGCCCCCGACAGCCAAATCGAGGAAGAGGTAGAGATTACACTTGGAGAGGAGTCCTTAACGGAGCCCGACCAAGAAGAACAGGCCGCGCCCAGTTGGGTTAAGGACCTGCGAAAGAGCCACCGAGAAGCAAAAAAGGAGAATAGAGAACTTCAAAGGAAAGTTGAGGAGTTATCAAATGCGCCGGCCCCACAAGCCGCACCGCAGCAGATAACAACTAAACCGACCCTTGAGGCTTACGACTATGATTCTGAAAAGTTCGAAGAGGCTTTAAGCAACTACCACCAGCAAGAGTTCGCCGCGAGGCAAGCCAAAGCACAACAAGACGCCGAGCAGCAAAGGCAAGCCGAGACGAGGCAACGACACCTAGACAACTACGAGAAGTCTAAGGCAGAGTTGAAACGTGACGACTACCTGGAAGCGGAGGACGAGGTTGTGGCTGTGTTAGACCCTGTTCAGCAAGATATTATCTTGCAAGCCGCTCAAAATCCAGCCCTTGCAGTGTACGCACTCGGAAAGAGTAAAGACAAGGCTAAGGAGCTGGCAAGTATAAAAGACCCCGTGAAATTCGCTTTTGCACTTGGCAAGCTTGAGAATCAACTCAAGGTCTCGCCGCGTAAAAAAGCGGCACCCGCGCCAGAGGCGAAACTAAGCGCCGGCGGTAAAGGTGAAGACTCTAAACTAGAACAACTCAGGGCGAAGGGCAATTTTAAGGAAATAGTCGCCTATCGTCGCAAACTAAGGTCACAACAGAAAACAGGATAATCGATGGCAACTAATAACTTCTCAAAAGAAGAACGTGTAATGTTCGAAGACGCCTTGATGGGCTTCGACGACGCGTTAACAATCTCTAAAAACGTCGCTACCTACAACACCAGCGGCGAGATGATGGAACGTGCAGGAGACACTTTCTCCCGTCCTGTTCCCTATATCTTGAACTCTCAAGATCGTGTGGTGGGCTCCGCTGTTACTGCTCAAGGCAACACACAGCTTAAAGTGCCCTCCTCATTGACTGAGCAAAAAACCGCTCCTTTCACTTTGAACGCCAAAGAGTTGAGGGACTTGCACCAGGAAGGCCGACTTGGAAAAGCCGCCTACCAACGTCTAGCCTCTGATCTCGACTTGAAAGTTAAGACCGTGGCGTCCATGGAAGGCACACTCGTTGTTGCTGTATCTGGCGCAGCCGGTACTTATGACAATGTGGCGTCTGCTGAAACTCTCATACTTGAACAAGGTATGCAAGGCTATGAGCGTTGCTTGGGTCTAACTGCCCGCGACTACAACGGCCTAGCTGGTAACTTGTCCACAGCTTCTAGAAGCTTTGGTAACGAGAAGTCTGATTCAGCTTACGAGCGCTCTTATGTCGGCATGATTGCAGGCTTTGACACTCTCAAGCTTGACGCAGGTAAGCAGATCGGCGCCGCTGGTGGTGGTGGAAGTATCACCGTTGCAACTAACGGCTCACAAGTTCAGTACGCACCAAGTAGCACCGCCGACAACCGTTACCAGTCTGTGACTTTCTCAAGTACGACCGGCATGGCTGCGGGTGACTGCTTTACTATCGCGGGTATTGAGGCTGTGCACCATATAACGAAAGAGACAACCAACCAGCCTAAAACTTTCCGCGTTATTAGCGTGACTAACGGAACAACTGCGGTTATTTCTCCTCCGATGATTGGCGCTAACCAAGGTTCTCCGACTGACGCAGAGAAGCAATACAAAAATATCAACGTGGCCAGCACAAGCGGCACCGCTGCGGTTTCATTCTTGAACGCTAACGCCACCGGCGCAAACCCGTTCTGGCTTAAACAATCCATCGAGATCTTGCCTGGTAGTTACTCACTGCCCGAGGGCCAAGGTGTTGATATTCTGCGCGATACCACTGAAAACGGTATCGAGGTTGTAATGGGTAAGAAGTTTGATAACTCAACTTTCGAGACTCTTTACACCTTCGACGTGCTCTATGGTGTGACTAACTTGAACCCTGAGCAAAACGGAATCATTCTGTTTAATCAGTAGTCTGTAGAGGTCGGGGAGGGTTTCTTATCCTCCTCGACCGCTATAATTCGCATCATGGATATAGTATATAAAGCTGACCCTAACGGGATTTATAGCGACTTGGGCAAGCGTTACTCCTGCAAAGGTGTGGAGGACGACAAGGCCAAGAAAGCCGCTATAGCTGACGGGTGGGCTGCAACGGTCAAGGACGCGTTCAAACCTAAAAGAGCCGCTAAAAAATGAGCTGGACCAAGCGCCAGATTGTCGAGTCTGCTTTTGAAGACTTAGGGCTGGGCGCTTATGAGTTCGACTTGTCGCCTGACATGCTTCAAAGCGGGTTGAGAAAACTCGACCTGCTCATGGCTGACTGGAACGGTCACGGTGTCAGGTTAGGCTATGACTTAGCCGCTATGGAATACAGCTCTTTATCGCAATACTCAAACGTGCCGGACTGGTCTTTGAGGGCCATTATAACAAACTTAGCCAAAGAGTTAGCGCCAAGTTTCGGCAAGGTTGTGACGCGAGAACTCAAGGTATCGGCCAAACTGGCCTTCGATACTGTTTTGGCTCGCACAGCTAACCAAGAGCCACTAGAGATGCAATTCCCAGAGACTTTACCGCGTGGCGCTGGCGCTCGCAACAGGGTGGAGGATGACTATTTTCCTAAACCGATTGATCACATAGAGATAGGCCCAGACGGAGAGCTTAAAATATAATGTCGCAAGTTAATAATTTAACACCTACAAGCTCGTCGCAGATAACAGCGGGGACATTGTTCCCTGTTTATGTCGCTAATCAAACCGACTTAAGAAAGTTACCGCTTGGTGACTTGGTGACTTATTTACAACAGAACTTCACCCGCGGGGATTTTGTTAAACAGATTGTGACCCCTGGGGACGGTTTTAACATAGAAGTGGAACAAGACGGCCAACCGCGCTGGGTTATCTTGAGACCTACCGGCGCTCTAGCCACAGGCACTCTTGTGTTGCCAGCCACTAATGTGGCCTCTGATGGTCAAGAGGTCTTGGTGACATGTACACTACAGATTACAACCTTTACCGTCAACGGTAACGGCGCGACGGCTGTATATGGCGCGCCGTCTACTCTAAGCGCAGAGGACACGTTCAAGCTTAAATATGAGTCACAGACTAAATCCTGGTATAATGTAACTTAAATGCAGATCCCTATTCTATCGGGGATCTACACAGACAGCAGCCCCTCACTCCGCACATCATATCCGGTCAATCTGTGCCCTGTTATTGAACCCAGTGGGGTCAGTGATTCATACCTAAAACCCGCCGACGGTATTATATCGGAGGCAACAGGGCCAGGCATAGGACGCGGCGGCATACTCTGGAACAGTGTACTCTATAGGGTCATGGGCTCCAAGCTGGTCAGCATAGACTCAAGCGGCACCGTGACGACATTGGGCGACGTTGGCAACGATGGCGGTCAGGTGTCTTTTGATTACAGCTTTGACCGCTTGGCCGTGGGGTCTAATGGTAATTTATTCTATTGGAACGGCACAACACTAACACAGGTCACAGACAGCGACCTCGGAACGGTGAAAGATGTTATCTGGGTAGATGGGTATTTTATGACAACGGACGGTGAGTTCTTGGTTGTCACTGAGCTAGCCGACCCCACAAACGTGGACCCGGAGAAATACGGTAGTTCAGAGATCGACCCCGACCCTGTTCTTGCTTTGGTGAAGATCCGGAACGAGCCGCACGCAATCAACAGATACACCATTGAGGTATTTAGAAACATTGGCGGGACAGGTTTCCCTTTCCAACGTATAACCGGCGCCCAAATACAGAAAGGGGCAATAGGCACTCACTCCGTGGCAATACTAAACGACGCCGTTGCCTTCCTCGGTTCTGGGCGTGGTGAAGCTCCGTCTGTTTACATTGGCGCCAATGGGCAAGTTCAAAAGCTGGCAAACCGCGAGATTGATAAAATCCTTAGCGAGTACACGGAGGCCCAACTGTCTAAAGTGCTGGTTGAGTCCAGGACGAATGAAGCAACGCAGATGCTTTATATACACCTACCAGACCAGACCCTTGTGTACAACGCCACGGCCTCGGCTGCGGCTGGTGTCCCGGTGTGGTTCATTCTTAGCTCATCGTATCAAGAGACGCGCAGCCAATACCGCGCCCAGAACATAATCTGGGCCTATAGTAAATGGTGTGTGTGCGACCCTCAAAGTTCGGCCGTCGGATACCTCACCGATGAGGAGGGGGGCCACTGGGGTTCTCCAGTCCGTTGGGAGTTTGGGACGCAGATATTTTACAACGAGTCACAGAGTCTTGTGTTTAACCAGATGGAACTTGTAACCCTCACGGGACGAATAAAGCAAGGTGACACTCCGACCATATCGACAGCCTACAGCATGGACGGCCATGTGTGGAGCACAAACCGCGACATTGAAGCGGGACAGATAGGCGACCGCTTAAAGCGGCTTGTATGGTTCCGCCAGGGTCTCATGCGGAATATGCGCGTTCAAAAGTTTTTTGGTATCTCTGATGCTCATTTGACTTTTTTGCGCCTAGATGCTAAAGTCGAGGCGTTGAGCGCGTGACGGAATCAATACGACTCAAACGCGAGCAGCTTGAGGAGGTCTTTAAGAACTTCGAGACGCTGCGACAGTTTGAGCTGTTGATAGAGACTTTCGACACGGTAAACAGTATCACCCTTATAGGGCTGCGGACCGACATAGACACTAACACCGTTAAGTTAAACGGGATCGAGGACTTTGCCACCCGTGACCAGACAGGCGCAGAGATCAAGGCGCTCTATGAGGACGAGCCCAACACTAACGCCTTTACTGACGCCAGGATGATCAAGCTCAGTGGTATTGAACCCAACGCCACTATAGACCAGACAGGCGCAGAGATCAAAAGCTTGTATGAGGCGGAGGCTAACACTAACGCCTTTACTGATGCGGAACAGTCTAAACTAGCGGGCATTGAGGCCGGGGCAACTGGGGACCAGACAGGAGCAGAGATAAAAGCACTTTATGAGGTTGAGGCTAATGCCTTTACAGACGCTTTATTCACTAAGCTAGCTGGTATTGAGGCAGGAGCCACAACGGACCAAACAGGCGCAGAAATCAAAGCCTTGTATGAGGTTGAGGCTAATGCCTTTACTGATGCCCTATTCACTAAACTGACGGGCATTGAGGCCGGGGCAACTGGCGACCAAACCGGCGCCGAGATTAAGAGCTTATATGAAGCGGAGGCGAACGCCTTTACAGACGCCCTATTCACTAAATTGACGGGCATTGAGGCTGGGGCAACTACGGACCAAACAGGCGCCGAGATTAAAAGCTTATATGAAGCGGAGGCCAACACTAACGCCTTTACGGATGCCGAGAAGAATAAACTCAACGGCATAGCAACGGGGGCCGAGGTCAACGCGGTTGATAGTGTCAACGGATCAACTGGCGCGGTAGTCTTGGACGCTGACGACATTGACGACAGCTCCACCGCCCACAAGTTCACCAGCGCCGCCGACATCTCTAAACTAGCGGGCATTGAGGCAGGGGCAACCACAGACCAGACAGGTGCAGAGATTAAAAGCTTGTATGAAGCAGAGGCCAACACTAACGCCTTTACGGATGCCGAGAAAACTAAGCTAGCCGCCATTGGTACGGTTAAAAGCTCGCTGACACCTACAACGGGATTCAGCGAGACAGTGACACAAAACAGCGCTGATAAGTGGGTTGTGTTAAACCCCGCCGGCGCTTTGGCCTCGGGCACTATAACCCTAGTGGCTCCTGGGTCTGCAACAGACGGGCAAGAGATCACAATATCAACGACCAAGATGGTCAGCAGCATAACCATAAACGGCAACGGCGGCACAGTATACGGGGCGCCATCGGCTTTGGCGGCTGAGAGTTCTTACAAATTTAAGTTTGACTCTAACCTTTCGAGTTGGTTCAATGTCGTATAATATCAACAGCGGAGCGGTGCAATAAATGGGACTTTTTGATAAGCTAATGGACGACGTGTTGGGCGACCCTTTCGGGACGTACCACCAAGCCGACCAGGCCCGCATAGCAGGAGAACAACAGGCCGCACTAGCTGACGAGGGGGTCAGAGAAGCCCGACGCCAGTATAATTTTGGTCGTCTTGCTATGCAACCGTACACCGATGCAGGGTATGAGGCTCTAGGCGTTAGAAGTTACTTGACCCCTGACGCT